ACAATCACCTGTACCTTCTTGTCTTCAGCCTTGCGATAGGTAAGATCTTCCTTTTCTATATTTTTGGAAAAATCATAGAAACGTTCCTTGCCAGTCATCTGCCCTGGAGGATGCACATGTAGCTTACCGTCAGCGATATAGATATCAGCTCCACATTCTTCCTGCACCTTTTTCAGTACATCATATCCAGTTGCGTTGTTTATAACGAACTTGGCATATGTCCATTTATAGGTACAGTCGATACCCAAAGACAAACCACAGCCTTTAACCACCTTCTGCAGCAAAGCTTCAATAGTCACTTTCTTCAACTGATCATTGGGAATAGCCTTACGGAACAGATAGAGATCATCCTCACATATCAGTTGTATGTTACCACCATCAGTACTAATGCGTTGTAAATAGCCTTGAAACTCAGCAATGAGACCTGTCTCGTTGTAACCAAGCCCTATAGTAACCTTATCACCAAGTTTCAGTTTTGATTCAACATCAAGAGCAATGTTATACTGAGCTGATGGTAATGTGATTGTAGCAGTATCAGCAAGGAGTTCCACGCTTTTGTGTATCTCCACCTTATCAAGCATTCCAAGCTTGTAATCACCAACCTGTATGTTAAATATCATCGTGTACATAGCTCTTACATATTTAGATCATCACGACTCAACAGTAACTTATAGATATCATCACTATAACATGTGATAGTATAGTTCTGATTAGTAGCACCTGATGTAAATGGAATGTCCCAACTTTCAATTGCTAATTGATTGATACCAAATACTTCTAAAAGAGGTGAGAGAGCCTTGACATGTCCTTTTTCACAAAACATTCTTAGCTTCTCTACATCATCCGTTGGATAATGTCCGTCTTCACTGATAAGTATTCCCTCAATAGTTACAGTGTAGTCATCCTGTGTCCAGCGTTCCTTGATGGATCCTTTAATTTTCCCTTTGGAAACATATCGACGTATTAGTCTATTCTGCCCATTGATACTAATCATCGGCTCATAAGGGAATAGCCATTCAACAGCACCAGGTTCTTCCAATTGAAAGCGTAATGGGGCTGTCATGGGCACACCTCTGGCATTGGTACGGATAATATCTCCAAGTTCTTGATCAGACATAGAATCAAGTTCAGAATACTCATCCGATTTCACCGTTGATACCTTAATGGACATACTTGGTAAATATGGTGGTATCTTCACCTTCGACATCACCGTTGCTGCGAGAGATTGTAGTATGAATCTTGATGTTGCCATATTATCTATCAGTTGAAGTTGCTATTGCCAATGCTCTGTTCATGCACTCCACAACTATACGTTGCAGTTCTGCAGTATCAGCTTTATCTGCCATGGTTACATTGATATTGTCGAAGAACTTGGCTATGTGCACTTGTATAGATGTACTACGTGAGCCACCTGTAGCCAATGCTTCTGCTGTTTTCGAAGTGCCTTTTCTTCCATGTTTCTTTTTGTCACCATCACCAGCTCCAAAAGAAATATTCTCAGAATATGAACCTTTTAGTCCAGGAGTCGCAATCTGATGTTTTGATTGCTTTGTACTACTCTTGTGTCCCTTTTTACGTTGCTCCTGTGTAAGGTGAGTATTATAGTTAGAAGATACACCTTTTACTAGGTTTTGAGTAGCTGATATGGCATTTTTTCCAGCATTTACACCTAACAGATTACTTGCAGTGCCCTTGGCAGTATCCCATGCACCTTTAAAATCACCTTTGAACAGCTTAGCAAGAGCAGATCCAACACCCTTTATGCCCTCGAGCAAGCCGACAAATCTATCAATAACAAACTGCTTAATGATGTTGCCGAATCCTTTCAATGTGTCCCACATAGTGAGTATGAAAGCTCTGAATCCAGCGAACTTGTTCCAGCAATATACAATAGCTGCTGTCATTGCGCCAATTGCCATTGCTACTATTCCTATAGGATTAGCGTCTAAAAGAATATCGATAACAGCTTGTATTGCTACCCAAGCTTTGGTAACTAACACTATGCCCCACAACAAAGCTTGGTAGGTATAGAATACTGCAATAGCACCACCAACCATTGACGCAACGAATCCAATTTCTGTGCCCCAATCATTAAAAAACTTAATGACCGATTTAACAGCACCTGAAAGCCAGGAAAACAAGCCAATAGTAAGCTTTGCTAAAAATCCAAAGATTTTCTTCAACGTATCTGATTCTGCTATCCAAGTTGCAATACTCTCTACAATATCCATAACAGCAGTGCTAACGGTCTGAAATACCGATATGGCTGTCATAAAAGTAGATTTCAGCTTATCAAATATGTCTTTAATTCTTTGCTGTAATGATCCCAAAGCGGTACTCATCTTACCAGCTGCAGTCTGCGAAGTTGCTTCCATCATACCATGAAACTGTCCACCAGCAGCAGTAGCATGTTCCATTGCCTTGGTAACCATATCAGCTGTTATTTGGCCTTTCGACATTGCTTCCTGCAGTTCCTTGTATGATTTGCCAGTCATTGCCTGTAATTCCTTCAGAGGATTCCAACCTGCATTAATGAATTGAAGCAAATCCTGGCCTTGCAGTTTCTGCGCAGCATTGACTTGACCATATACGAGCGATAAGGATTCAAGTTTCTGAGCATCACCCATAGAGATATCACCTAGCATTTTAAGTTTACTCATCACGCTATCGCTTGATACTCCGAAATTCAACATTGTCTGTGCTGCATTTTCCACATTCAAATTAGAAAAAGGAGTATTATTCGCAAACTTATTGATATCCCCTAACAATTTAGCAGCTTTATTCTCATCGCCCACAAGAACCTTGAATGCCACAGATGTTTTTTCTGCTTGCGAACCGATTTTAGCAATCGCACCTACACCTGCAGCAACCATCGTATAAGGATTCATCAAAAAGTCCATACCAGGGATAGAAGAAAGAGATGACTTTAAGTTACTAAACGAAAAGGCTTTTCTTATGTTCTGTCCTGCTGCGGTGGCCCTTTGATTGACATGTTCAAGCTGCTCAGTCGTGCGCTTGGCTACACTAAGCACATTTCCTGAGTCAGCTTGCATTTTTATGAGAAACTTAACGATGCTGTCCATCTTTCGCTGCGTTCTTTTCGAGTTCTTTAATTTTTAGAAGATGAGATATATGGTGCGCCCACACTTCATCTGGATACCGTTCTGGAATTATCGACAGATTGTACATCAATAGAGTATCGTAGAAGAGGATGTCAGAGGCTTCGAAATCGTCTGCCTCTACCTCTGCATCCTCTAAAGCTTTTTTATTTCAGCCTCCTTGACCTTCATCACGTCCTCCATCTTAGCAACTGCCGCAAGGAACAGGTCATCATTCTCCTTGATTTCCTCGTCACCAGCAACCCACAACTGATTAAGTGTAGCCTCACTCAGTTTGATAGGGTCTTTTACTACAGATAGGTAAGACAAATCCTGACGGTTAGGTTTACGAACTATACAGCTCTTACCTTCAACAGTGATACAATACAGTTCACCATGCTTCTTTTTGAGATCAGAGATCTCTTTTTCGCTAAATTTCTTCATAATTTGTTGATTTTACTTTTGATCCAAATAAATAATTGGCAACTCCTGTTCTGTGTACTTATCGCCCTGCTTCCAGTCGTGAGGCGCTTCAGTGAACTCTACACCAATAAGTGTATCAGTTGTTGTAGCCTCACCTTTAGAAGGATTACCATAACACACAACAATATTGGTACGCATATTCAGAATATCACCACCTGCAGCAACCTTCAAGGCTTCATATTCGCTCTGCAGAAGAGAAATAGAACCCTCATACGACTTATTGCCTCGCTGAATACCTACAGGCTTGTTACCCTTGCCATACAAGACTTCTTTGTCCTGTTTGCTTGTGTATTTGATTCCACGCAAGCCTGTAATATTTCGACCTGCAAGGTTGACAGTAATGTCAGACCATTCGTATTCACGTGTATTAATCATTTTTACTCTTCACTTTTGGTTACAAAAAATCCAAGTTTCACCTCTACATCACGAGCATAGCCGTGAGGTCTAACCTTGATAGTTACTTCCAACTTCGATGTTGCCAGAACATTCACGTCTGGATTAATGACACAAGTACAGCCTTCGCCATTGCTGTTGCTAGATAGCTCTCCATTGACTGTCATTGCGCTATCAATAGCATCTTCAACGGTCTGTTCGATATAGCGAATAACATCCGAACGCAATGTTCCATTGTCATTTACCTCCAGTTCGTCAAGAATGCAATCAAGAAGTGTGTTATACACAATTCGATAAGCCTTGTCTATGACTCTTCGATTTGCCAATGAAGCGTAATCATCGGTTGGATCACAAGCCATACAGTCATCAATATAGTAATAGCCGCTGCGACCTGTATATCTACGTGGATACACGTAACGCTTATCATAGAGAGTATCCAGAACATCTGTCTGCAATCCGATAAGCTTATCTCCAAGATACATCTTGTTAGGGTAAATAGGACCTGACTTCACACGTCCAATATTACGCTGAACAGGTGTCATTGCCACTCTACCTGCAAATGTACCCATATCCACATCCATTGTTGAATCTTTCTGATCGCCAAGAACAACCATTACTCGGTTATAGTTTTCTGAAGACAGGTCTAATACAGAACTGCCATCATAACCAATGCCAGGGAGAGCAATAAACAAAGGGGCATACATTTGTGTTGTAGCATATTCAGCCAAGGCCTGAGCTACTGGCAGAGCAGAAAAGACATCAGCATCCAATCCATCTGCACCTGTTGTTGGTTCTGTGCCTGGCATAATCACGATGCCACGTAACTGACCATTCATATCAAGAATGAGGTCTTTCAATGCACCTGTGTTCTTATTACACAAATCTGTCATAGTGTCACTTGCCGCAATACCATACACAACCACTTTGGTACCCTCTTCTGCTTCATTGTAGAAGTTAGTAACAACATCTACAACCTTTGCATTGTTAGCCTTGGTAATGCCAAGTTCCTTCAAACCATCAGGGCGATAGATAGTGTATGGTGTATTCAGAGCGAACTTATCGCTAACAGCTGTTGCGCTGATAACGAGTGCCAGGAGACCGTCAGCTGATTCGCTGACAGTTCCTAACTGACCGTTCATGAATTGTATTTTAATCTTTGGTAAAGACATATTCTACAATTTTAAGTTGAACATCTGTTTACTCGCCTTCACACTTCAGTAGGTGTGCCTGTAGGTGTTTCTGATGGTCCCTCTGGTGTTTCTGATGGTCCCTCTGATGTTTCTACAGATGCAGAAGCTGCAGCCTGAGCAAGTACGATAACACCCTTGTTGTCGTAACGACGCTTTGAACCGCCTGTACGAACCAGGAATGAATACACATCACCGTAGAAGGTTGCGTCATTGGTATTGGCGAACATCTGAACATCGCCAAGAGCACGTGACACGCAATCCTGCTGCCATGCAATACCGGCAAGATTGTCTGCTGCAGCTTCGTCTGCTGCGAATTCCTTAATATTGTCAGCATTCTCTACCAGGACAGATGAACGCTGCATGATGCTGAAGCCGTACAGCTGACCGACAACACCTTTTTTAACATCTGCAGCCTGCTGGAATGCCATCAGCTCTTTTTCGGTGAGGTCGTCTATCAAATCCTGGTACATGAGTGCATCAAGGAGGAGATAACGGCCTTCTACAGGAATATTGTCCTTATTGAAGAGATACTGCAGATGTGACACATTTGCTTTACTGATGGTCTTGCGGTAACCAGTAACATGACTACCTTCAGCTGCCACGATCTTACCAGTGCAGCGCTCGATAGTCGCATTCTTAGCCCACTCACGCAACAGGCTCTCATGAGCTACCATGATCAGCTGCTGACGGTCCTGATTAATAACAGAGTTACGCTTATCGTAGCTGAGCTCAACCGTCTCCGCATTTGAGATATGTACAGGATCGGTGGTAAACTCATCAATGGTGTACTCCTTATCGTGGTCTTCACGCAGCGTTGCTGTTGCAGGATACTCCGTACGATTTTTCTTGACGCCGCTTGGTAAACCAGCATTAGGGATATGCACAGTCTTAAAGTTCACATACTGACTGTCATCAACACTTTTTGCAGCGAATGAGTTCTCTGGGAAGAAATTCTCTACAATAGTATTCTGCCAAATTTGTTTGTTCAGTGCCATAATTCTTTATTTTATTTATATTTGAATGATTTTTGAACAGTGTTCAAATACTACTCTTCCGTGTATTCCACACCATATTTATCCTTGAAAAGTTCCTTAAACTTGGCAAGGTTGGTTGCCTTCAGTTCTGAGAGTTTCCCCTCCTTATCCAATGTGTCCCAATCTTTGTTCTCAAACTGAGCCTGTGAACCCTGATTGATGAACTCTGTAACCAATCCTGCCTTCTGGGGCTTGATGCTGTTAATGAGAGCTTCGGTATTCTTTCGATCACTCTTCATCAGAGCCTTGAAAGTCTCTTTCTGTTCTTCCTTGATTCTGCCTTCCTTGATAGCAGCATTCAGGAAGGTTTCAATCTCCTTGCTCTCTGATGCTTCAAGCTTTGCTTTCAGACTCTTGTTTGCATTTTCAAGAGCTTCAAGCTTTGTCGCATTCTCCGACAAGTTCTTAGCCTTGTCCACTACGGCCTTTTCATCCGCACAATTAGCGAACATAGGCGTTGATTTCAAATCATCTAATAATGCCATGTTATTATCATTTTGTGACTCGATTTCGAGTCGGTTGTTAAAATAAGCGTATATATTACTCTGTTCTGCGTCTGTAAGGGTCTCTTCCATGGAATATATTCCATCTACAAGTCCCATATCCAAAGCTTCTTGTGCTGAAATCCAATGGTCCGTTCCATCCATGTATTTTGCTTTCACCTCTGTAGCTGTCATATTGCAGCGCTTAGAAATTATGTTGGCCAGATCATCTTCTAGGTTTCGCATCATATTCGACGTACGTTCCAAGTCTACAGCATTGCCTTTTGCTCCACCGCTCACAGCATGCAACATGATCTTGCCATAAGGTGAGATCATAACCTTCTTGGCTGACAGAGCAATAATAGCAGCCATCGATGCAGCATACCCATCTATGAATACTGTGATATTAGCAGGACAGGTCAACATTGCTGCACGAATTGTCATACCTGCGAACACATCGCCACCAGGACTGTTGATACGTAGATACAACTCCTTATAAGAGGTCTGGCCGTACATTATATTACTTACAACATTGGTTGGGTCACACTTTTCACCATCACCAATCTCACCATACATAAGTATTGTACCTACATCTTCTGGTGTTGCAAAGTTCTTAAATTTGAATGTATG